GTAACTATGTTGAACCTGTATTGTGTACCTAATTTTTTATCTATTTCATTTTGCGTTTTGTCATCTAAAACAAAAGGTAACTTAGTATTTCCTTTATATTTATATTCGCCAATGTTAAACTCTACTTTACCTGGTTTATCATAAGAAGTTAAAGACTTAAATTCAGCATCGTCTTTAGCTATATTAGCTTCTAACTCTTCTAAATCTAAATCTTGATCTAAATTTATTAAAGTATTTACTAATTTATTTTGCTGCTCTGATGGATCTTTTTTTAAATCAATCTCAATCCCATTTACAGTAAACTGTGATGGAAAATTAAGTTTATAATCAACATTTAAAGAAGGACTTACTTTGTTTAAGTACCTACTTAAAGCTGCTGCATTTTCCTTTTCATCTAATCCTTCAGGATCAAATAGATTAACAGGAAACAACTCAGTAAGTTTTTCATTTATAGTTATTTCTTTTGGTTTTTCTTCTTCTTCTAAGGGAACTATTTCAGCTTGTAAAATAGTTTCTTCTTCCTTAGGTTGTGTTTGACTTGTAGTGCCGTTTAACACTCTATCTACAGCATTTCTAGTTTCGTCATTCCAATTATATACAGTACTTAATACTTCATTAGCAAATTCACCAGCACTTTGTAAATTTGATGAAAACTCTTCAATACTTAAAGGATTATCAAAAGATTGAGAATAAGCTTTATATATTAATTCTATATCATCCATATTATTCGCTTGGTATTTGATCTAATGTTTCATCTTCTACTGCTGTTTCAGTTATAATTTCATCACCTATTTCATATGTATTTATTAGGTCGTTTTTTAAAGCAGTAAGCAAAGCTTGTTCACTAAAAGTACCCGGATCATAACCTAATCCTACATAAACACTTTTAGGGTTTTGTCCTTTTATACCTTCCATTAAAAAATTTATACCTTCTTTAGTTTCTGTAAAGGCTTCAAACTTATCAATATCTAAAGTTTGACCACCTAAAACTGGTAATCCTTTATTTTGTCCACTAACATAAACTTTTGGAACCATTTCACCTTTTTCATTTTTAACCATTACTGGTTTTTTAATACCAAAGTTATAAGCTGAATTTTTAAACCTATTAATACCCTTATCTAAATAAGCCTTACGACTTCCTCCGCCAGGTGCAAATACTTCTACTTGTTCAAAAAACTTAGGATCATTTTGACCATTTTTTTGAGCATAATTTCTATATTCAGTTAAACTAGTTCCTATTATTACATCACCTTTTGCAGTTTCTCCTGTTGACTGTGGGTCATAAGTAATATTTCCATCTGCATCAACGTTTTTACTAAACTTGGCAATATTAAATTTTGTTCCGCTAGGATCTGGGTAAATACCTATGTCACCTTTACCCGTGTAAAGAGATTCATATATTGGTATCATTTCGTTAAATGGAGCATTTTCATCACTTAATATGGCATCTTCTTCATTTGGGCCTAGTTTTTTATCTTTAATATCTTTATATACTCTATAACCACCTACAAAATTATCCATGTCTTGTTTGAAAATAGCTATTTGGTTTTGAAACTTAGCAGTAATTTTACCTAATTCCGCAGAGCCCATATCAGGATCAGCTATTTCAGCTAAAAACTTATCTCTCATTGCTACTAAATTCTCCATTATAGCATCATCTTGAATATTTTCTTTGTTTCCTCCAACTTCAAAATCACCTATTTGATCTGTTAACCCTTGTATATGTGCAAAATCTTTATCAAATTTAGATAGTGCTTGGCCTTCTCTTGCATCTTTTCTTCTAGTAGCTTGCTCTGCTTCTTTTTTATTTATAGCAGCTTGTCTCTGAATATTTTCAGTAACTCCTTTCATAGCTGAAAAGAACTGAGCTATGTTTCTAGCTCCTTGATCTATTTTCATTCGTACTGCCTGCGGATTGTCGTATGCTCCCATAGTTTATTTATTATTATTTATCTAAAAACCCACCTGTGTCTTTACCCATTGCTATACCTGCTCCAACATCACCCATGCCACTAGCAAAACCAGCCACGCCAGACGATAAAGCTGCTTGGCCTGATTGAGTAAGATCCATAGCTTGTTGTCCTGCTACTTGTTGTAAACCAGCTTGTCTATTTAGTGACATTATATCTCTGCTTTCTTGTCTACCATAAGCACCTATTTCTTCTTGAATAGCAGCTTGTTCAAGCGCTTGTTGTTGGCTTACTTTCTGCTGCTCACCTTGTAAGTATAATTGTTGATTTTTAAGTTCTTGATTTTCTATACTAGCAGCAACTTGAGCTTTACTAGCTGCAGCTTGTCTAGCTAAAGCAGTGGCAGCACCAGCTCCACCGCCTGATTGATTTATAGCATTTAAAGTATTTGCTAAAGCTTCATCTGTTTGTTGCATTTTTAAATTAACACCTTGCATAGCTACCGCATTATTCTGATACGGATTAAATATTTGATCTTTCATAGCACGTATGTCATCAGATTTATCAATTACCTGCTGTCTATTAGCTTCTATTTTTCTAATTTCAGCCGCTGCTAATTGTTCTTTTCTTCGTTGACGTGCCGCATCTTTTTTAGCTTGTTGGTTTTGAGAAATACCCATACCTAAGCTACCTAAAGCTGATACAGCTCCTACAACTATTGCTGCTATTCCACTCATATTTTATTTTTTATTTTTAAATAATTCTTGTATTCGCTATTGCTTAAAGCAAATAATCTTTTTTCTATAATATCAATATTTCTTTCATTATTAGGATTAGAGTGTATATTAATCCATATAGCATCTTCTATTACTTCTATAACTCTTCGAGTTCCTGGTTGAGATATTGTATAATATGGAGCTTTAAAATAGTTTACATTTTCTGCATCTGCTACTTTAACTGTACCATGAATTAAAAACCATGAATGTAGTTCTTTGTGTATAGCCCCAACTATTAAACTACCTTTTTTAACGTCCATACGACGCATATATACGCCTTCTGTAAATTCATCTATTATTTCTAATGATTCAGCTTCTCTAACTGTTTTCTTGCCATCTCCTATGATATTTACACCATCTGCTACTTCTATTAAGCTACCTAATAAATTATCTATTTTAGCTTCTCTTTGTTTAATTAAATTTGATTCCATTTGTTTTGTTAGTGTTTTTAAATTAGTAATATAATTTACTAACAACTCTGTATTTTTTTTTATATTTTTTAAAGCAAAAAATTTATTATCTTTTAAGTAAACATTAGGATCTGATGAATGGTTAACATATCTACCTAATTCAGTTTTGTAATTGTTACTTAAAACTTCACCTATTAAAGAATTTTTACTATATTTTTTAGTAGTAAAACAACCAACGCCGTGTATAGAAGATTTTTTTAACTCTATTTCTTTATTTTCATGTTTTACTTTGTGAGAATTTACAACTTCTTTAATAAATCTATCTTCAGTATAACCTATAATATTTAAATAATCTTCGTAAGTTTGATTCATTTATTTTGATGATAATACATAATTTGAAGATACTGAAAACAATTGCTTAGCTCCACCTACATCTGTACTTCCGTCTATTGACATTTTAACTGTCATTAAATATCCTTTTACACCACTAACATTACTTCCAAATATAACTTCACCAGGTCTAGCAGTACTTGCGTTAACTAAGTTTGCTACATAGTGATTTTCTTTTCTATCAAAACCAGCTCTAAATATTGGTTCAGTTAAAGCAGCTGGATATATATTGCCAGCATTGTCGTATTGACCTTCTACATAACTTTTAACAGTGCTAGTAGCATCTTGATATTGGTTAAATGTTCCTGAATTTTGTACTTGATCAAAACCTTCAAAATCAGAAACATAACTATCTACTTCCCAACCATTATTACCTTCGTAAGCTATAGTGTTAAAGTTTTTAACTACAGTAGGATTAGGGTTGAATATAAATTCAACAAAAGATTCAGCAGGAGAAGTTGCTCCATAAAATTTACCTCTACCATTTGCAACGCTTTCGTCATAATGTTTGTAAATGTTACTATCAATAAATGTAAAAAAGTTATTTTTAATACTAGCCATAGAATTAGGTTTATAGCTATAAAAACTTGTCCAACCTTTTATTTGTTCATCATATCCTACAGTATCAAAAGTGTCATCAGCTGTAGATATTGTTCTAGGTGAAGTTTGTAATGATAAAGTATAAGCTGATTGGTGAGTGTCCCAAGCTCCATATATTTTACCTTTAGCATATGTAACAAATACAGCATCGGTATAAGTTCCACTACCGCCAAAATTAGCCGCAGGGCTTATAGTTATAGTAAGAGTAGCACCTGCATCTACGACATTAGTTACAGTGCAACCTGTACTAGTATTGCCAGAGGTATTAGAAAGCTCTAAGGATGCTCCTAATTGCACTTCTGAAGCGTCTGTAGCTGTAACACTAAACGATGTTAAACTACCAGTTGGCGATCCTGAAAGTGGTTTTGAAATGCTTTGTCTTTCGTAGTCGTCAGATATTTTAGCAAGTTCATCTCTAAAATAATCCCTCATACCGTAGCCAGATATTTCTGTTATACCATCTCGTGATAGTCTTAGTATAGCAGATCTGTCTTTATCAGAAAAATATTTTCTATATCCAAATACTGAAAATGATTCTGGATTTCTACTTATTCCATATTCCCCTAAGTAAGGAACATCTTGACCAAAAAATTGTATAGCTCCAGTCTCTATCGACCCTTGATCACCAGAGTATATTGCATTTTTATTTATCAATACCTTAGTTACTTTACTTTCTTGAAAAATATTCAAGTTAGTATCTTCTGAATATAATTTTTGTATCGATCCATTTATTGGATCTAAATCTCTTAATATAGGATCAGCAATAGAAAATACATTTGTCTCGTTAAAACCTGTTCTAGTATTTAATAAACCAGAATATATTAAACTATGTGTTCTGTCTAAAGCATCTTTATTTTCATTTACTGTGTAAGCTCTAACACCTAAGGTTACTTGAGGATTATTAAAACCTCCTTTTATTCTAGTTTCTTCTATATAATAATTTTGATAGCCAGTTGTAAACGTACCGCTTCCAAATGGAAAAGTAGGATAACCCGATGGGTTCCATGGTAGACCAGGCCAATTTATATTACCAGCAACGTCTAAAGCCTTTTTTATCCAAAAAGAATTAAAATATTTCACTCCAACTGTATAAGCCATATTATATATATTACTTGTTTTTATTAATTATTACTATCAAGAAGGTGATACTGTTATTGCACAAGAAGCTCTAAGTCCACCACCGTCAGTAACGGTTACTACAGCTGGTTGAGCAGGAAATGATTGAGCTCCTGCGCTTATGTTTAAATAAGCAATACCATCTGTTTGAACTAAATCATAGTATTTTTGAGCGTCTGTAGATATACCTGATAGAGAGTATGTTAAATCTGTTCTTAAATTAGTCGTATTACTAGTGTTAGTACCATTTTTACCATCGAAACTTAATACTAATAAATCATCAGCTGTTGATACACCTGTAACATTTACTTGTCCACCGCAAGCACTAAAACCATCCCAAGATGAATTAGGACCTAGACTTAATGGAACAATAGTAGGAACAACGTTACTCAAAGGAAGTAAAGGTGAAGTAAATCCAGCGCCAGGAGCCGCGCCAAGTATTATATCTTTAGTAATAAATGTTCCATCAGTACTAAAAGTACCAGAAGGTGCTTTTACTCTAATTAAAAAAGTAAATAAATCTTGTATTGGTGAATTGTTTCCGTAGTAAAAATAACTTAAATTTGTTATTTTATAAGCGCCTAAAGCACCTACAGCTACTAAACTAAAGCTACTAGTTACATTGTTATTTAAAGCATCTGTTACAGAAAGTAATGTCATAGTTATATTAGAACCTGTTAGTGAATTACCAGCGTAGTCAGTAGCATATAAACCTGTTCCATTTGTTAAATCAGTACTCAAAGCGTTTGATTCAGGAAAACTCCAAGTTATACCTAAAGATCCTACAGCATCTCTAAATCCATAAGGTGTAGTGGTATCATTAGCTATTATATTAGCATTAAGATCAGATATTTTACCTGTAGAAGTTGTTTCCCAATATATATCAAGCTTTGACTCAAGAGGTTTTGTTTCAAATATTGATAATGGATTTTGTTTGAAGTTTGAAGGTCTAGGTTGTAAACCTTCAGCAGGTCCATAAACACTTCTAGTAACAGTTACAGTAAATTCGCAAGTTCCATCTCCAGCAGCTTCAATAGTAGCTGTAACAGGTCCAGAAGGATATGTGCTCATATTTTCCCAAGGACCACCAATGTCTGTTAATGCTACAGTCTGCACAGCACCACCTGTAGCATTAAAAGTAACTTTCATGTTTTTATTTTTAAACTCTTTAATCAATGATGACGTACCTTTAAAAACAATAGAAACATTTTCGCCTAAGTCTGGATAGTTAGTACCAGGAGTTGACACAGCGCCTATACTAACTTCATATTCTGCAGCATTTATACTAGGCCCAACTTGACCATAAGTAGTTATATCAGATCCAGCTGTATAAACATTCATACGTGCTACAAATGGATTTGACTGATAGTTATAAAAAACAGGTGCTCTATTAAATGGAAATATAGATGATGGTGACCACAGGCCTAAATCACTACCTGTTCCTATAGCAACAACAACATCTGACTTTTGATCTGGGTAATATTGTCTTTTATATTGTACAGAACCAAACCTGTTTATAACTCTAGGTATAAGATCTACAGAAGCATTTTCAACTTGAGAACCACTATCTAAATCTCTTTCTCTATCTCTAGTCTTAAGTAATATTTCACCTTCTTCTGTATAAGGATCAACTGTAAAAAAATTTCCACTAGTATCTGTAAATTGATAATAACTAGGATCATCTGAAAATGAAGGCCTACCTGATCTAAACTTATTTTGATTAGGACCTGTTAAAGTTATATCTTTAGGAACCTTACTTAAGTTATCTCCTTGTAATACAAAATGAACAACTGGTTCTTCTACGCTAGCAGCTAAAGGTGATATAGATTCTCCATCTATGTAACCATTTAAAACTCCAGGTACGTATACGTTATAATAATCTGTTTCTGTTTGTTTAACTACAAACTTATAAGTAAACCAACCTAATGGATTACTTGAGCTATATAAACCTGGTGTTCCAGTTGATGTGTTTTTTATAGAATCAATTGTTTCATTAAAAGTCATTTTTAATTGATCACCTGGCCAAGTATTAGTAGAACTGTATAAACTAGTTGTAGCAGTTCCTGGGTAATAAGAAAAATTAGCAGTAGTACCTGTTTGGCCTTCGTTATTACCTGTTTTATAAGGATTAAATATAGTAGATCCCTTTAGCTCTGGATCTTGAATATCGCTATTTACTTTTGATAATATAACATCAGACTGTCTACCATATCTATCAGATAATACAATGCCTATTTGATAAGTTCTATTTTGTTTTAACGTGTGGTTTTGGTACTCTAATCTTATATCAGAAGCTTCTACAGATGCAGATGGAGCAACTTGAGTAAGTTTAAACCCTACTTTAGCATCGTAATTTATCTCGCTTGGTGGAGTATGTTTATCAATTATATTACCAAATACTAATCTATTACCTATAACTTCTTGTGATAAAGCTCTTACAGGTGTTTGATCATAAACTCTCAATAAATCTCTTAAAGGTAGTGTTTTAAATGGTTTTCTAGACTGATAATCGTAGTATAAAAAAGTAGATCCATTACCAGTTAAAGTGCTAGCTGGTATAGTTTCTAATAGGTTTAATGTAGTACTCGTAGCATCTTTAAATATTATATCAATAGAGTCTACTTTTAAATCATCCACTACATTTCCCCAATTAGTAGATCCATCTGGTACAGGAATACATAAAGTAATATTATTAACTTTATTCTTCATTATAGTTAATTCAGTAGACTGCATAGTGTTCTCTTCTTGACTACCTATAAAATAACCATCTTGTTCAGGAACAAAACACTCTTGAGTAAACGGAGATATTAAAGAATATTCGCCATCATCAAACCTAAACCTATAAGCAAACCTTACAAACTTTTCTTTTAAATAATCTTCATCACCAGGCCAATTAGCATTGTAATATGGGTTGTCAGTAGTGCCATCAGGAAGCTTTTCGTTAACTACATCTTTCATTGTTGAAGCAGTTTGAACAGTCAGTGTTATTTGAACTCCACTACCAGTTCCAGATCTTTGAACTATTTGAACAACGTCTCCATTAGAATATCCAGATCCATTATTATTTATTGAAACAGCTGTTATATCTCCTATCGATGGTCCTGCGCCAGACACAGTGTCTACATTTATAGTTAAACCTTGACCAGTTCCACCAGTTGTTTCACAATTAGGTTCTACTACGTAGGTACCTGTCTGTGTACCTCCAATACTTAATGCTGTTACTTCATCTTTTATTAAAGATATAGGATCAAAAGGATAATATTTAGGTAATGATATTTGATCTTCAGATGTGTAGTAAGTAGGATTAGCTAATGATCTTACAATATTTATTTTCCTAGGTTGATTCCTGTTATCACTAAAAAATAAACTATTATCAATAACGTTAACTCCTAGTACAGGGTGTGTTTTAGAGAAGTTTAAAAAACTACCAGACACTATCAATGTTGAGGATAGCGTGATAGTGTTATAAACGCCTATGTAACATGAAGCTGCAGATGGTGCAAAGTTAGATAATTTATCAGAAGACGTATCTACGTAGTTAGTCATAAATACAAATATTTGATCTCTAGTTGGATCCATAAAGAAGCCAATTATATCTATATTAGGTGTAGAGCTTAATCCAAAGTCAGTTAAAGATATATTACCTAGTATATTTTCTAAAGATCCTACGTCTGCACCTTCAGATTTACTTACAGAAACATTTTGAGCGTCTCTATACTCACCTGGAGGCACAAGCCTAGCGTCTAAGTCCCTGTTCATTTTGGACTTGATAAAACTATTTCTTGCTTCAGCCATTTAATTAGTGTTTAATCCACTTAGATTTGCCTCTCATAACTTGGACAAACTCTTGTAGTTTTATATTTGATAATCTTATTTTAGCATTTCTAAGCGCAGCTCTTCTTTCAATTTTATATCTTCTAACTATGTATTCAGGTATGTTTGCTCTAGTAGATAAAACACCATGTAAGATATGCATATACATAGCTTCTTCTGCTAATTTAGATATTCTCATATCTCCATCAGCGGCTAGTCCATCTGAAACGTAAGTAAATATAATAAGTTCATTAGCTAAGTTGCTACTAAACATTACTTTACCTTCTCTATAGTTCATGTTAAACCAACCGTTGTTTTGAGAAGTCTCAGGGTTTAAACCGTATCTTTGTCCATATGCTACTTTCTCCCAACCCCAGTCGTATACTCCTTCGTTATACATTTGATCTGTATAAGCTCCTGATATTTTGTAATCTGCAGCGTTAGCCCATCTTGAATTAGATAATGATGTTCCTTCTAGATTATCACTAGCATCGTCTTGAGTAGGTATACCATTAGTGTCTTGTACTGGAACTTGTTGAGGACTTTGATGTAATAAATTTGTAGGATATATAGGTCTTTGAACACCTAAACCGTCTATTCTAAAAAAGCTTACATAATTTACGTAGTCTTGTGGTATTAATAAAGATAAACTAGCTGGTATTGTAAGCTCTTGAGATTTAGTACTTTTTAAAGTATCATAGCTAAACTCTTGCAAACCTCTTTTAGCGTGAAACATTAAGTCAGTTCTTTTAACATTTGGTATTAATTTACCAGCACCAACATAAGCTACTTGAAAATTACTAATAATATCATTTATAGTTATAGTAGAATAACTATCATGATTATCCCATTGACCGGTTTTAGTATCTGTTAAAAGTATTTTAACAATATCGTTTACGGTAGATCCAGTTCCTAAAGTTATAGTATTTGTAGAAGTTAATTGATACTTACCAGCTCCAGCTCCTTGATCTATTTTTGCATTATTTACATATACTTCAAAATTAGTAACGCTAACACCAGCTACTGCAGCTATTAAATCTACACCTATAGAATTATAACCTGCTCCACTTTGATTTGTGCCACCTGTCCAAACAAAAACAGTTTGAGCAGCTGTTGCAGTAAAAACTTGTTGACTTGCATAATATTGTTCGTTAGTTTGAGTTACTTGTGCCATTTATTAACTTTTTTCGTTTACAGTGTCTTGTTGAACAAGCTGTGCAGCTGTTTGTACTATTTGTGGATCTCTTATTATAATGCCACTGTATTGTAATATCTTTAAAATTATTTCTGTTTGTTCTGAAGCATCTAATCCAAAGTATACAGCTCCAGTTTCTGTAAAAATGTAAGCTCCAACAGCATTAACTGTAAAAGCCCAATTTATTTGATCTGGAACTTTTACATAACTACATTTAATACCAGTTTGAATACTAGTTGGATATACAAATATTTTATCATGTAACGTTGGTGGTGGACCTGCAGCTGATTGATGTTCGCCACGTTGTACATATATAGGTTGTGAAATAGTAGGAGCTGTTAATCGAGATTTATTGATTAATAAATACTCGTTTTGTTGTACAGGTTGTACAATAGTAGCGTCATTATAATATATAGCACCTAGTCTATGTAAATTAGATGGTAAGTAAAAGAAACTAGTATCAAACGTAGCTGTACCTTCTACTTCAAATGGTGCAATTTTATTTTGTATTTGCTGAACTCTATCAGAAAATTCAGTGTTAGTTTGTGGCTGTCTTTGTAGTTGGTTTAATTCTTCAAAGTAAGCTTCAAATATTTCTAATTGAACTTGTTGACCTACCTTGTTAAATTCATCAGGCGTCATATAACCTCTTTGTTCTTTGTTCAGTATATATAATACTGTTTTATAAACCGTGTCTACGTTTACTGCCATATTTTATTATTTAAAAAAAAGGTGGCGATTAAACCACCTTTATTATAATCACTTGTTATTTAAGTTTTTTATCAATAGACTTATATATCTCAAGTCCTTCATCTGTTTTAAACCATGCAGCCATAGCTGAATAAGGGTTTTCATCAAAAGGTACTGTCATTAGTTTTTTACCATTACTAGCCCATGTAAATGTTCTTTGGTCAGAAGCTAATTTAACTATACCGTTGTCAACAGCATTTATAGCAAAGTTTCTAAGTATAACATTGTCATCATTAGCTAAATCTATAAATAATCTAGGGTTTTGTCTAGCAAATAATAACAAATCTCTTTTTAATTCTTTTGTAGATAAATTATTTACTTGTGAACCTAGCTCTACTCTTAATATTGCCTCAGCTTGTTCTATATCCATAGATCTAGCAGCATTTAAAGCATCTAATTGTAAATCTAATTCTTCTAATTGATCTACAGCTTCTACTTGTCTGTCTAGTTCGCTAAATATAATTCCTTTATGAGGGTGATGATTTAAAAACTCTTGTAAACTTCTTTTCTCTTTAGGTACATGTAATACACCTTTTTCAAAAACAATATGTTTCAAAGTTACATTTCCAACTTGTTCATCTACAAAAATACTTTTTTGATTTGTAGCATATCTAAGTTCTCTTTCATATCCTTTTTCTGCATCAAACCAAACTAAAGGATAACGTCTAGTGTGCTTACTAGGTATAGTATATGTTAAAGGTTCTTTATCACCTACTAAATAATAATGTCTATCTTTATATTCCCAAGTATCTTTTTTAATCTCTTGCTTGGGAGCAGGAGCTTTTTTTTCTTTTGTTTCCATAATATAATATAATATAATAATTAAAAAAGACCCCGCCGAAGCGGGATCTTATTATTGTTGTTACGTTAATGTAGGTCCTAATGTAGGAGTTACAGATGTAACAGTATTAACAAATGCTACTGGAACAGCTGGTCCCGAAGCACCATTAGCTAATTCAATAGCAGCATTTACAGCATTCCTAATTGAAGTTGCACTTGCTTCTGCTGATGAAATAACAACAGTAGCCTCTACAAGAACATCGTCTTTAGCTCGTAAGCCATAAACAATTTTACAATCAGTAGTACCAGCACTAGTAACGTGCATGATGTTTTCAGCAGGAAGTAAATCTACTTCACCTCCGCCTTTTGAAAATGATATATATCCCATAATTTCTATTCTTTTAAATGTTAATAATTATACAGTCTTAAATAACACGAAGTTATTAGCAGCTTGTGTTACTAAACATCTTTCAGTTAAGAAATGTACGTCCATAGCATCTAAAGCATCAGTATACGCTCCACCAACTGAACCAGTAATCCAGTTTTTGTAACGTCTGTCTTCAGTTTCAGAAGCTCTATATCTTACGTGTAAGAATGGTCGTCTGATATTTGATCCTAACATTTGATCGTATACTGTAGTAGTTCCAGCAGGAATTAATACACCGTCAATAGACTTAGATAAACCTCTAGTAGAAGCATCATTTAGATATTTCCAGTCAGTTTTGTAGAAGTCATAAGAACCTCTTCTAAATCCAGTGAATCCAAAGTTAAGTGCCATTTCTGATTCATTATCAAATAAACCATAAGAAGCAGCAGCAGAAGAAGCATAAGCTCCGTTCATAGCAGCAATCATATCATCAAAATCTAAAGCAGTAGATCTTTGTAAGAAAAGCATGTTTTCTTCAATAGCTCCTTGCTTGTCTAAGTTTTTAAGGATTTCATCAAAATCACCTAAAGCACCTGAACCAGGAGCAGCAGCTCCAGCAAATCCTTGATATACATTACCTCTTGCTTCAATAGCAGCAAATAAACCTTGTGTACCTTTTAAGTTAACAGTAGTCTGATTAGGCATAGCAACTGTGTGACCAGCTAATTCACCTTCAACCATTGCCATTTCCATATAGTCTTCAAATCTTAGTCTAGTTTCAGACTCAGCTTTTAAATACCATAAGTATCCAGATGTACCGTCTTCAGTAGCAACTTCAATCCAACCAATTTGAGCAGCATCAGAACCATTTACTTGGTACTTATCTCTAATGATGATTGGAGAGTTGTTAAACTCAGTAAATCCAGGCTCAATTGAATCCATACCAGAATCAGTAGATCCTTTACCAAATTCAGAACCATAAACAAACAAATTAACAGCGTTAGCCGCGGTTAAAGCTTGTAAGTTAGCTGGAAAAGCAGCAGCAGCATAAGGCACTACAACTATTTCAGCTACAGTAGCTGGAGCAGTTGGTTGTGTTACTGTTGATACAATAGCTTTAGAAGTAATTAAACCTGTTGCATTATCTGCAATTAAAATAGTTTGATTAACTTTTATAGCTACAGTATTGTTACCTCTACCACTAGTCGTTGGATTAGCATTAGCTAATTCAATTTGAATAGTATTAGTAGGAGCAGCAGCTTTAACATTACATTCGTTATAAGATACATGTAATCTATTTTGTTCAGACCATAATACTTGATCCGATGTCATTGGCATTTCAGCGCCAACCATTCTTAAGAAACCTGATAACGTTCTGTTACCATATCTCTCAACTTCAGCTTCATAAAGCTCAGGTAAATACTGTTGAGCCCAGTCAGACGTACCGTCTGCAAAGTTCAAATAGTTATTATCTAATGCTTGTTTCTTTTGAGCTGGAATTAAACTTGCAGGAAAACTCCCACTTGTTGCAAAACTCATAATTTATATTTTAGTTTAAGTTATTTTTTTGTTTTTATTCTTAACTTAGAACTATCTACACCACTAATCGCTTTTATTTTTAACCCATTAATAAACATTTCACCAGAGCTAGTAGCTCTAACTTCATTTGTTATATTTTTAGATTTAGCATTCATATCTTTAATTGCATCAGTTTTACCTTGCTCATAAAAATGTTGTGCTATTTTATCGGCATTATTAGCAGTATATAAGGCTTTATGATAACCTCTATAATCTTTGATTTCACCTTTTTTATCTAGGAACCTCCCAACAAAATTATTTAAATCAGATTGATTTTGAGCAACATCATTCTTGTTATTTACATTATATCTAAAAGCTTTTTCACCTACGTTATATTCAAAACCTTTGAACTCATCGGCAAATAGTTTTTTAGTATTGTTTGTAAAACTTTCGTGACGTTGTTGAATCACCTTCTGTTCTTCGTTGTATCTATTGAAAAAGTCGCTAGCTTTTTTTTGCTCTTGAGATAATGAAGGTTTCAACTTGATCTCTTCATAGTATTTCTTCTTAGAGCTATCCAAAAAGCTTTTGGCTTTAGCAATTTCTTCTTTGTAAGCTAGTTTTTTCTTTTTAACAGCTCTTTCATCTTCGTCTTCATCCCATGCAAAATTATCATCCATTAAAAAATCTATCTCCTCTGAATTAAGATGCGGCTTGCTTACATTATAATATTCTTTAAGTAATTGTTCTCCACCAAGTTTTGAATAGTCTTTGTTGAGACTTACATAATCTTCAACTGTACCACCAGTTTCTTTCATGAAGTCTACTAGTTTTTCAATATTCTCTGGTAACTCTATTTGTGGATTTTCTTTTACTTCTTCTTTAATATCTTCTAAAACCTGTTCTTCTTCTTTAACCTCTTCCTTTATTTCAACTTCTTCCATTACTGGAACTTCTTCTTTACTTTCCTCTACAGATTCTGTTTTAGTTTCTTCAACTTTAGTTTCTTCAACTTTAGTTTCTTCAACTTTTTCTTCTTTTTTAACCTCTTCTTTTGGCTCTTCTTTTTTAACCAAATCTACTTTAGCTACATCTTCTTTTGTAACTAATTTTTTAGGTTTCTTTTTTATTTTAAAGTCACCTTGTTCTAGCTCGCCAGAGGCGGTTTCTTTTATTTGTTCTGACATAATATAATATAATAGTTAATATAAATTATCTAGGTGCAAATTGTTCTAAACCAATTCCACCTAAATTATCGTTACCTTTAGATTCAAAGTTTATAGGTAAACCATCTTCTCTTCTTTGGGTTATCATTTCACTCTGTTGAGTTCCTTGAATTTTAAGTCTTTTATCTTTACGATCTTCTATTTGTTTTTCTTTTTCAGCTATAACTCTAGAATTTTCTTTAGCTAGTTGCATGTTATAGTTAAATTCTTGTTGCATTAGACCTCTTTTTATTTCTGCTTCAGTTTGTAGTTTTTGTATTTCAAACTGAGACTTAGCTTGTTCTAATTGAACTTTGCTACTAGTCATAGCTTCTTGTTTTTGTAATTCAGCTAAAACAGTTTTTTCAGCAGTCTCAGCCTGTGCTTGAGCTTGAGCTTGAATTTGTTGAAGCTTCATCTCTTGGTCTTTAGCTTGCTTATCTTTTCTACGTTTCTTTAGTAAAGTATTAGCTAGCTTAAGATTATTTACGTTTCTAATATCTATAGCATCTTCTAAATCTATAGATTGTGTAGATAAAGCTACTTGTATATTTTGTTCAAGTTGAGCTTTTTCTTCATCATCAGGTTCTAATTCTATAAATATACCAAAGTCATGTATATCAATACTCATTAATTCGTCTAAAGTTTCAGTATTAAAATTAGATATACTATTAACTAATGACATTCTAGTCAAAGGAAACATTAAAGAATCGTTAACTCGTAGTGATATATTTTCACAAGTTCTTAATGTTAAATATAAACTTGCTTGTAGTATGTGTCTAGTTGCTGTATTAGAATTAGCAGCAGCAAGTTTTTGTAAACCTACTAACGAATTTTTATCAGGTACACTTCCATCTCTTGCTTCATTTAATCCAGTTACATCTCTTATCATTTGTAAATAATAATTATAAGTCTGAATTAAAGAACCTATTTTAGCACCGCCAGAAGACGATTGAAGTTCTTGTACAGGTATTTTACCTCTATTCATTTCACCATCTTGAGTCAAACTTCTACCAATTACAGAACCAGTTTGAAAATACATGTTTAATGCTTCAGCTGGGTTATAATTAGTTCCATTACCAAGATCTACTTCTGCTAAACCGTCCATGTCTAAGTATACGCCATCAGGAACCATACGAGACATTACTTGTTGTAATTTTAAATGTGTTAACTGAATCATATCAGCAAAACCAGTAACTCTACTTACTAAACTTTCTATTCGGCCTTGATACATTCTTGGAGCAGTTATAGTATAACTAAGATTAACCTTACTAGTGTCAGCATATGGTCTTGTCATATTTTCTGCTAATCTCCAGTCAAGCATTTCTTCCATACCCAACACTTTAGCGCCACTGTATAAAGTTTCTATAGTTCTTGAAGCTTTTTTGAAGTTGTCAGTTTCTTTTACTTCTAAAAATGTATCTTCTTTTTCTATTGTTTTTTGTAAACCTGTAGGCGTAATTTTAACTTTAAATACTTGATCTATGTAACTTTTCCATTCAAAATATAGTACTTGTACAGTATTTTGATCATATCTACCATTAAAGTTAGGTGAATAAGCAGTGTTACCTGTGTAATTTTGTAGTTTTTTAACTTGTTCAGGTGTTAAACTAGGAAATTGTTTTTTCAGCTCAACAATAGGTACATTTCTAACTTCACCTACGTAATATACGTCTTCAAAGTTAGGATCATTAGTATATGAATAAACTATATTAGCTGGATCAACATAGTCAATAACAATTCCTTCAGCTGGGTTCCAAGATGTTTTAACACATGATATACCTAGTACAGTTAAATCATAGTTAAGTCTTTTTCTAATTAAATGATATTTATTTTTATCTAACACTTGAGATATTAATTGCTCTTCTGCTACTTCAATAGATTGTTTATAATCCATTTGCATATGAGCTGGAATATCTTCTAATGTTTCAGGTGAATTTTTAGCTGTAGATTCTGAAAGGTCAATACCAAATTGCTGCATAACCATATCATTAAACTTTTTAGCTTCAATATCCATCATTATACGCTGAGCGTATTTAGTTCTTTTTCTTAAAGAAGTAGGATCTTGAGCCATTGCTTTTACTTCATAAGATCTTTGAGACATGCCATTAACAACTATATCTACAAACTTAGGAATAATAGGTACAGGTTTCCAATCAAGATTTAAATAACTTAAATCACCATTTATTGCTAGTTCATCTTTATATTTTTGAACTGGCTGCTCTGCTCTTGCATAAAGTCTTAAGTTGTGATAGTTATTGTAATTAGTCATATATCTATAACCAACACCTTGTGAATTTCTAAACCATTCACCTTCAATAGCTCTTGCAACTTTCAACCCATACTCGTAAGTAGCTTTCTCAGCAGCAGGTACGACCTGATCAGGAAATGTACTATATGTAGTAGTAGCTTGCATATATATTAATTAATTTTTGATATTGTACCGGTATTGTCATAAGTTTTAATACCAAGATTTATTTTATTAGTAAATTTTTGAGGCATAGGTCTGTATAAATTTTTATTACAAGCCATTATAGCTAAACCAGAGCTGATACTAGCATCGTGTTTAGTTCTATTATTTATATTAAAAATAGCCCAGTCTTCTAATGTTTTTTGGTGATACATGTCACCATAATTATTTTCTTTAGCACCTACAAAATTTTCAATATAGCTTTCAATAGCTGCAGCATGTGCTTGTTTAATGTCTTCACTCGAGTTAGGTATTCCACCTATTTCTCTTTCAGTTATAGATAATTTGTTGATTAGTTTATCAGGCCTGTTCATTGAGAAGCCTCTATAACCCCTACGCTTTAAATAATACAATAATCTTGGTTTGTTATTTTCAGCAAGTATTGGCATACCATAAAAAACTAAAGCCATAAGTACATCTTCAAAAAATATTTCAGCTGTTTGAGGTCTAGCTATATATTCTAAAAAAAATGATTATTAGGCGCGTCTTCCATAGAAAACTTAGTTAATCCATGTAGTGATCCATTAGATCCTTTGCCGTCAACAGTGCCACTGATATCATAACTATCACAACCAAAACTTCCAATGTGTTCGTTTCCAGCATATTTAGTTCCATTTTTTATAATCACTCGATTTTGTAAGTTTTTAGGTGGTACCCAACTTATTTTAAATCTTCCATCAGTGCTAGGATAAAACATTACACTTGTGTCTTTAACACCATTAACCCAATTAAAACTACCTTGAGTAACATTTAAACTATTGTTTATAGAATCATTGTAGTCAATTTGTTCATATATTTTAGTAAGATTAAACAAGCTTTGTTTTGCTTCATCTCTAAAAGCATGAGCTTCAGTTCTTGGAAACTGCCTGTAATATTCATTTAAACTATCTTGATCAGACTTTAAGCCGTCAACTTCGTTTTCCCAATGTTCGATAACTCCTGTTCCAATTTCGTGACCATCAATTCCTTTGACTGAATTTTTACCTCTAATGAAGACAGGTAGTCCATAAGTATCCATGAATCCTTCGTAGTTCCATTCCATAGGTATGAACAAGCTATAGAGCCCAGAAGATGTTTGTCCATTTCTATTTCTTTTAGTAACGTCGCTATTGTAGTATAGTTTTTTAAAATTGTCTCCACCTTTATCTAAAGAATTTGAAGTTGAGCCCATCATACATTTACCTACAATTCTTGATCCTAATCTTAATGTAGTTTTTGTAACTCTCCAGTTGTTTAATATATTATCAGGTCTTTCCCACTTGCCACTTTCATCATGAGCTAATATTTTTAACTTTTCACCATCGTAGGAGTTATCACCTGTATTTTTCCAATCAATAGTAGTATCTAAACCTTCTATTTCTAGTTCTTTAATATTTTCTTGGAGTTTTCTACGAGTAAGTTTCGCGGCTGGAACTCTATACGCCAACTCCGTTTTTGGCCTGTCCATCCCGTCTTGAATAGGTTTAAAGAAGAACGGGTAGTTGACTGATATTGGGACAACTTTATCTGTGAACATTTTTTTGGCATCGGCACCAGACTTGGAAAGTATACCGAATCTAGAGTCGGAAGATATTGTAGCTTGGTTAACAAGTTCCGCGCTTGACATAAAGCTGAATCCAGACCTTCTGTTTTTGAGGTAGCACATTCCGTAACATCTTGTATCTGCCTTACATGCTTCCCAAAATATAAAGAAGAGTCTATTTGCTTCTCTATAATCGGGCGCTCCAACATCAATTTTTGACCATTGCAAGTACATGTAATGAGAACCAGTAATATATACAGGACTGCCACAATTGAAGAAATGAAAACCTTCTTCTCTACGCTTAAATTCTTTGTCGATATAGTCATACCATTTTTCTTTAAATTCATTAGGATATTCTTCCCAATCAAATCTACTTTTTATTTTATTTAGTTCTTTTGGGTACTCTTGTTTCTCCCAATATTGTTCCGCTTTTTTTTCACTTCGTTTAAACGGTTCATCTGTTGCTGGTAAAGCAATCCTGAGATTCTGTATTTCAATGATTTGTCCAATTTTACCTGTTTTACTTATTACTATAAAATCATAATCAG